GGATTAGCTAATAATGCAGTCTCTGTCACTTATGATAAGCCTAATGAAAAATTTGCCCAGGGGGTTTTCGGGCGTTATCCATACGGCTCAATTTATTATTCGACACTTAACGACAACAAAAGCGCAAGACTCTATGAGTACAGAATGATGGCGCAGTACTCAGAAATTTTAAATGCTTTGGAGCATATTACTAATGAGTTTATTACGGTTGATGACCGGGGACGTGTCGCTACAATGAGGTATTCCAAGCCTAATGCTGACGTAGTAGAGGAATCAACTCTTTTGGATGAATTTGATTATTTTCAAAAACTTTTCAATTTTGAAGAAAAAGGGTCTTCTTATTGTTGGCGTTATCTTGTCGAGGGAGAAGTTTTTCTGGAACTTATTGTAAATGATGCAAAACCTGAAAATTTAAAGGAAGGAATTTTAGGAGTAATTGATATTTCGGCAGATCTTGTAGATACGATTTGGAAGTCAAAGGCTGCCCGAGTTATTGATTCCTTCATAGGAAGAAAGCCGATTTATGACCCGAATGACGGCAATAAGATTCAAAAGATTGAATTAGTGCCTTATCAAGCTAATCAGCTTTTTTATGTTTATTCCGGACAATGGGATGCTGACGGAGAATATATGGTTCCTTTTATTGAACGTGCAAGAAGGAGATATATCCAGCTTTCTTACATTGAAGATGCTATTGTAATTTATCGTTTGGTACGTGCTCCTGAACGATTAGTCTTTACAATTCCAACAGGAAACATGACTCCATCTGCTGCCGAGCGTTATCTTAAAACGCTCATGGATAATTATTGGAAATCCAAGGTTATGGATATTAATACCGGGGATATTAGCCAACGCTATAATCCTCAGGCTATGACTGATGCTTACTATTTTGCTAAGCCTATGAATGGTGAAGCAATTAGTGTTACATCATTAAAGGGCGGTGATAATCTTGGGGAAATTAAAGACCTGGATTTCTTCTTAAAAGCTCTTTATCGAGATTTAAAAGTTCCTTCTTCTTATCTTAATTTTTCTGAAAAAGCAGTTAATTCTGATCCTAGCCAGATCTTGGTAGAAGAATTACGATTCGCTGATTTTATTACTGATATTCAACGTTCATTTGCTTATGCTTTAAAACAAGCCTTTATTACTCATCTTAAGTTTAAGGGTTTATGGCAACGCTATCATCTTCATGAAAATCATATAGATATTAAGTTTAATCAGCCTGGTTCTTATTATCTCATGAGAGAGCTTCAAATTGCTCAAATGAGAAATGATATTTTTAATGCTGTTTCTTCTAATGAAATTATTTCTAAGATTTATGCCCTTAAGAAATATTTTGACTGGTCGGATAAGGAAATTCTCGCTAATATTGCATTCCTTAAGACTGAGGCGGCTTTGCTTTGGGAAATTGAGCAGCGTCGTCAATATGGTCCTACTTGGAAAAATATGATTACAGGTGAAGGTGGGGAACAACCTGGTGGAGGAATGGGAGGAGAAGGATTACCTGGTGAAGGTATAAATCTTGGAGGAGGTTCTCCTGGAGGTGAAATGGGGGGTTCTGAAAATCCACCTGAATTTGGAGGCGGGCCAGCAGCGACTAGTGAAATAGGAGCTCCAGATGAAAATGCTGGGGATATTCAATCCATTTAATACTATTCATATAATATATAAAAACAGACTTTGATCCTTAGTAAAATAAAGTTTAAATTTATATATCTTATAAATCAAACACAATCGCATACATACG